ATCAGCCCTTGACCTGAAAGAACTGGGAGACAGGTTCAACACTTCAATGATGTTCGGAAAACTGGCAAACATCGGTGATGATATAGGGGATGATTTCTTGCAGGGCAGTCAGGTCAGCATCTTCAAAAAAATAGTGACTGGCAACCGCATCAAGGCAGAAAGAAAGGGGCAAGACCCGTTTGAGTTTAACCCGTTCATTAAACTGTTGTTCAGTGCCAATGACATCCCCCGGATGAAGGACAAGACTGGGGCGGTACTTAGGCGGTTAGTTATTATTCCGTTCAATGCCACATTTGGGAAAAGTGACCCTGACTATGACCCGTTCATCAAATACAAGCTGATAGAGAAAGACAGCATTGAATATTTCATCAGGTTAGGCATTGAGGGACTAAAGCGGGTAATCATCAATGATGAATTTACCAAGTCCACAAAGGTTCAGAATCAGTTGAACGAATATGAGGAAGAAAACAACCCCATCATTGCCTTTATCGCTGACAGTGGTATTGATATGATTGAGAACGAACCAACCAATGAAGTATACAAGCGGTATCAAGTATTTTGTGCTGATAATGCAATGACCCCTATGAGCAATATTGTATTCAGTAAGCAGATAAATAAAAGATTAGGGTTTAAGGTGATTCAGAAAAAATTGAACAATGTAAACCGCAAGATTTTTGTGAAAACATAATTTTTTTTGCTGAAAAGTTAAGAACTCTTAACCAATGTATAAAAGGATGGTGATATTAAATATGGGCATATGTAATAAAACAGTAAATCCTGATTACTGGGTGGAAGGATATGATGAATATATTGCATCTATCAGTTATGGCAAGGACAGCCTTGCCATGTTGGAAGTTCTGTTTGCATTTGGTTATCCTTTAACACAGATTATTACAGTTGATGTCATGGCAACATCAACTATGTCTGCATATCACGATGAAGTTGAACAGTTCAAAAAATATGCAGATGAAGTCATTCTAAAAAGATACGGTATTCAGGTCACACATTTGAAAAGTAAACACACCTATGACGAAACCTTTCACAGAATCAAGCAAGAAGGGAAAAGAACAAAACCTGAAAATGTTGGAAAAATTTATGGATTTCCTATAACAATAGGTGCATGGTGCAACCGTGACCTAAAAATGAATCCTATCAACGCATATAAAGAAAAAAATCAGTTTTGGTATATCGGCTATGCCATAGATGAAAAGAAACCTGAAAGACTGGAAAAAATAAAAAATTGCTATGACCTAAGAATGTACCCACTATGTAACCATAATTTGAGAGAGAGAGAGAGAGTGCATGAAGATATGCGAAAATTTGAATTTACTTTCACCAACGTACACAACTTCATTAAGGGATGGCTGTTGGTTTTGCCATAATCAAAGTTTGGAACAGTTGCGGTTACTTAGAAAAAATCATCCTGATAAATGGCAAATGCTTATGAATTGGGACTTAGAAAGTCCAGTCAAGTTCAGGACAAGGGAAACGGTACATGAATTAGATTTACGTTTCAAGTTAGAGGAACAGTATTTATTGCAAGAAAAGTCTATAACAAATAAGCAATTCTATAAAGATTTACATGAATACATAGAAAGGGGTGATAAAAGGTGAGAGTTGGAAAGAACAGTGAAGGTTATCTTGACCCTACTGCATCGGCTGCAATAGGTCAGGTGAGCCGGGAAGAAAATGAAGCTGATAAACGTGCTAATGATTTGATTAAGGTGTTGAAGTTCATTATTCGTTCATGTGGGTTTGAACTGACTGAACGGGTTCAGTTGAAAGATACCAAATCAGGCAGGGAGTATAAATAGGGGGTGGTAGTTGTGGAAAATAAAATTATGCAGTTACTTATGGAGAAAGGGCGGGTGTCTATGAACAATGACATTTTTCCGATTCTGTTTGAAGAATTTGGTGAAGCCCCTTTGAATGAACAAACCTATGCACTGATGTCTGATTTTGTCAGGCAACAGTTGGGTGCAGTGCAATGTGCGGGAATCAATATAATTTGTGTACCGCAGTTTTCAGGAATACCGCAGACAGGGACTTTGTTTGTGAATGATGTGGTGTATGAAATTGTAAAGTAGTGGTTGGTAACTGTTTGTAGTATCGGTTGAAATATATGTAAAATGGTGCGGTATCGGTTAGTAGCTGTTAAAATTAAATTTCTTAATAGATTAAAAAAAATATCTTAATATAGAAAAATAGAAAAAGTAAAAATATAAGAATATAGACATCAACAGATACCGTTACCAAGTGATACTTCCAGTAAATACAAGGTATTCAGGAAGTTTTCTATATCAAATTAAACCGTTACCGAATGATACCAAGTGAAAGGGCAAGGTGAAAACATGAGTGAAGGAAAGAAGAAGCTGTCTGCAAGGGAGTATTTAGGGCAATTAGAGGAATTAGACAATAATATCAGTCAGGACTTAGAACGGTTAGAGGAAATGAAAACGGATGCTTGCAGTCCGGGCGGTATTGATTATAGCAAGGACAGGGTGCAGACTTCCATTTCCGGGGACAAGTTAGGCGGTCAGGTCACAAGGTATGTCACGTTCAATGAATACATCAATTCAGAGATTGACCGCTTTGCCGATGCCAAGGAACAAATCATTTCTGAAATCAGGGGGCTTCACAACACGCACTACATTCAGTTGTTGTTCAAGGTCTATGTGCAGTTCAAGACCCTGAAAGTTGCAGCCGATGAAATGAAAATGTCATACCAGTATGTCAGGAATGTACATAAAAAGGCACTTGCAGCCTTTGAAAAGACATATGCAAATCTGCATTACCTGACATAGCGTGTTTATTTGTGTTTATTTGTGTGACAAAATCATACAACCGTGTATATTGCAATCCCCAAAAATCAATGTTAAAGTGTATCATGACAAAATCAGGTTGCAGAAGAAAATCCTTTTTCTTCTGCAATCCCTATTTTCGTGAATAGTCGTGAAAACTTATGATAAGGACTTGACCCCTGAAAGGTGCTTGAAAACCCTTGCTTTCAGGGGCTTTTTGATATGTTTTTTGAGGGGAAAAGGAAAGGAAGGTGTTGCCGGATGGTAAAATTGACAGAAAAGCAGCAGCGTTTTGTTGATGAATACCTGATTGACCTGAACGCAACACAAGCAGCCATAAGAGCCGGATATTCAGCAAAAACAGCGGATGTTCAAGGTTCACGGATGTTAGCAAATGTTAAGGTTCAGCAAGCAATCAGTGAAGCGATGGCAGAGCGGTCAAAAAGGACGGGGGTGAATCAGGATAGGGTGGTTTTGGAACTTGCCAAGATTGCCTTTGTGAAGATGACCGATATTGTTGACAATCAGGGGAGAATCAAAAGCAGTGCAACAGAAGATGACCTTGCCTGTATCGAATCCATGAAGTACAAGGAATCTGAAAGTGATACCGGGTCAAGCGTTGAAAGGGAAGTGAAGATTTCCCCCAAGCTGAAAGCACTGGAATTGTTGGGTAAGCATTTGGGTATGTGGAATGACAAACTGGATGTGAACATCACACAGCCTATTGTGATTTCAGGAAGTGATGACCTTGAAGATTAGCAGTCAGCACATTTTTGATTATCAGAAAAGAATCCTGTTCCCGGCACAGTACACCTTGACCAGTTCCGGCAAGGTGAATGTGAAGCTGCCTGAAATAGTCGGCAAAGGTTACGGTACTTTTTGGCGGTGGAAAGGCAGATACAGGGTATGCAAGGGTTCAAGAGCATCCAAGAAGTCAAAGACAACCGCCCTTTGGTACATAACCAACATGATGAAGTACCCTGATGCAAATACACTTGTCATCAGGAAAACATTCAGGACATTAAAGGATTCCTGCTTCACTGAACTAAGGTGGGCGATTCACCGCCTTGGTGTTGATGCCTTTTGGGACATAAAGGAATCACCGCTTGAAATGACCTACAAGCCAACAGGTCAGAAGATTTATTTCAGGGGTCTTGATGATCCGCTGAAAGTAACCAGTATAACGGTTGAAACTGGCTGTTTATGTTGGATGTGGATAGAAGAAGCGTATGAAATCAGTTCAGAA